ACATTAGCAGCGTCTAAAAAAGCTGTCTCACTTCCAACTGAATTTAATGTCCCACTAAACGCATAATAAATTGCATTAGAACCTAAATTATCAATATTAAAAGAATCTACAACTTGACTAAAAGAATGCCAAGCAAATGGACTACCTGCTCCAATTCTCAATATTTCACTTTGCGTATTAACTCCAATAATTGTATTAATAACACCACTAATTGGAATTGGATTACTACCTGTATTACTAATAAAAGAATCAACCCATAATCTACCATGTTGAGCATCAACACTCGTGTCAACTATTGCTGTACTAGAAAAATTCCCTGTTCCACTTCCTTGTAATTGTGCCATTTTATTTTAATCCCACAACTGGACTTAATATGCATCTACACATTGTGTGAGCAGGAATTTCTGGATGACCATTAATATCATATATTTTTCCATCGAATCCTTCACAAATTGGACATACTCTATCACCATATGAAGCATCCCATCTCACTTGGCTAAATCCATTTTCTTTATAATATTCAACAGCTCCTAAATTCGCCATCCTTGTAATCTCCGTTCTAATAATCGCAATACTTCTCTTATCCGCACTCTTCGCTAATATTGGTAATCCACTAGCTCCAGTTTTTATTGCACCATCTTCAGTCATTCTAAATAAATCCTTTAATCCAACTTTCTTATCAACTTCTTTTGCCATCTGTTTAATACTTTTACCTTTCTCAAATCCATTCTTCATAATACCTCTAATCTCTTCAACATGTTTACCACTTAAGAATCCAGCTGCTGCTTCAATTTCATTAGTTGCCGATATCTGATTAAAATTATAAACTCCCAACACTTTCAATATTTGTCCTAAATATTCTTCATAATTAAATCCAAGCCATTCTTTAATCGTATTAAAATCATCTAACTTTTCTGTGCAGTGAGCACATTCTTTTCCATGCTCATATTTATTTTTATTAATTTTAATTTTTTTAATTTCTTTTACAGTTTTTGGAATTAAACTTTTTCTAACTGTAAACTTTTCTGTAGCTTTTGGTTTAGGTTGTGGCTCTTTCTTTTTAGGTGGTAATTGTGGAGCATTTTGATTTTGTCTAGGAACTAACGGTTGACTCCTAATCTCTTCTCTTCTTTTTTCTTCTGCATCTGACATCTCCTTAAATTCTTCTTCATTATAATCTAACAATCCAACTACATCTTTTTCCATCAACTTAATCAACGATGGTGATATCATTGGTAACTTCATAAACTCATTAAGCCTAGCCAACCTATCTTCTCTCTCCTTATTACTTGGTCTGCCCCATTGAAATTCAACGTGAACATCAAATCCATTTGCATTTAAAACTGGTTGAAAAATATTCTTTTCAATAACCTTCTCCAACTCTGCTTGAATACTCTGAACTCTTCTCTCAAAAGCATCCATTTGAACTTGAGCTAATCCCTCAGGGATTCTTGCCATTCCCAATAAAACTCCAGGAACTTGAAAAGCATAAATTAACATATCAATATCATATTCTAAAACTGCACTAAACTTATCTCCAATATTTCCAAAATCAACAACTCCAATATCAACAAGTGCATCTGTAGCCCACTCTGTCTTATTACTCATAATCTCTAACTTCTTTCCAAATGCTGCAACATCGTCTGGCTTAGGAATAATCTTTGTATTACCATCTACCTTACCCAACTTTGCATGAACTGGACTATTCGCTTTCCTATTCATAATCTTATGCATATCTCTAGAATTCTGAAGTAAGTTTTCAATTAATTGCATTGCTGGATATCCAATACCCAAACCATAAGCACAATCTCCAACCACATTAAATGGCATATGAGCAATCTGGTCAACCTTAAATGGAACAACCTGCTTTTTATTAAATCGATTAAAAGCTCCAGTATATTGATTATAACCTTCAATCTTTCCAAATTTATCTCTCTGAACATACATATAATTTGCATTTAAAACTTTCAATCCTTCAATACCTTTTTCAACATCTCCACCTAATTCTAAAAATCCATTGCCTTTAATCAATGCTTCTTTAGTCCAAGCCCTCAACAGCGTATCAAAATTAACATCTCTCATAAACTCTTCGATAATAACTTTTGCTCTTTCCTCTTTCGATTCCACAAAGAATCCTGGACCAACGACAAAATCAACATATTTGTCCACAACTGCTGTAAAAAATCCAAATTTCTTATATAAATTTTCTAATAATTTAAAATCAAATGGATGTTCTTCTCCTAACTCTTCAGGAAATTTAACTTCTTTCAATTCAACCTCACCTTTAAACTGTTCACTAATTTTATCATTAAAATCTTCCTTAGAATACATACTCGGTTGATAATCAAAATTAAGCGTTGCTACTTCACTAACTTCGTTTTTGAAAGGGTTCCATGCCATATAATTTATAATTAAATTTTAATTATAAATTTAATATAATAAATTATATAATTAATTATCCAATACTTGGTGTATATCCTACATCCTCTTTACATGCCCAACAAGCAAGAGCCAAAGCATCTGGATAATCGTCATGTTTATTATCACTATGATGAATCTTCAAATCTCCACTGCTCATAACCTCATACCTTAAATCCATTAACTGATAAATCAACTTCTTATGTTTTGGAAATTTCAACTTACCTTGATTCATTAACTTCTTTAAATTAGAAAACATATCCATTTTTATTTGCGAAGTAAACCGAATCGGGTCAACAACACTTTCATTAACTCCAATCTTCTTTAATTCTTCTTTCAACCAATCAGCTGGACCCTCACCAATTCCAGTCTTATCCAAACACATCCTCACAAATTTATATTTATCATAAAGCAACATATTCATTCCAACAACCTCTCTCGGAGTATTCTTTGCATAACTATCAATAGAAACAACTCGAACATCATTACTATTTTCTAATACGCTAATAAAAACACTCTCATCTTCACCCTCTCCTGCAATATCATTTCCTAAAAAATAATTTTCTCTAACTCTCATTTCTTCAGGTAAATTATATTCTTCAATACAATTTTCTATCTCATCTTTCTTAAAATATTTATCTCTATCCTCTACGAAGTTTCCAAATATTTCACATTGAACATAAACACTATCTTCTCCATACTCAGCAATATCTTTTTCAATTTCCTTAATACCATCTTCGTGCAAATGAGGATTATCCTTATAATTATAATGAAAACAACCATAATCTTCGTCGCCCTTAATTCCTCTTTCCCATAACTCCCAAACTTCTCCTTTACCCCACGGCGTCGTTGTTTCCCAAATAGGAGCACCAGTATCATAAGTCAATGGCTTAATAGCATTCTTTGCTCCCTCTTTAATAAACGCACTCTCGTCCTTAAACAGTCTATCATAAGATTCTCCCCTTAAACTATCTGGATTATCAGCACTACCAAAATCAACAAAACTTCCATTCTTAAAAAGAATTTTAGGACGAGGACTCATAACTGTCTTATCAATATCACTATAAACTCCAGCCTTCTCCATCAGCTCAGTTATCTTATAAAACACAATTAGTGTCTGCTTATACGTTGGAGCAATAACCATCTGCTTCATATAAATTTTACAAATACCTCCTCGAATAATCTCACCAGCAATCATCTGACTCTTTCCACTTCTTCGACCACAAACAATAATTTTATTCTTTTGCGGACTTCTCAATACCTCAACTTGTTTCGCATGAGGAATTTGTCCTAAATAAATTTCTTGAAAAATAACTGGGTCATCATCTAATATCTGATTATAAATTTTCTTATTCATATTCAATTTTCAACTTTTAATTTATTCTTTGTTCTATCCCAAATAGTATTCATATCAACATTAACATTCAAATTCTTTGTCTTTAATCCATGGATAGCCGTATGAGCCTGAATCATCTTACCAATCAATTCCGTCTTAGTTCTATCAGTAAGTACATCCTTTTCTAATAAATCCTCAATAACTTCTTGAATTCTTAATGCAGAAATTTCTGGATTTCTAACTAACTGATGAAGTTTACTCTCTACTTTTTCAGGTGGAGCTTCTCTTATTCTCCTTATTTGTTGTGCCATCTTTCTTTTCGGACTAGCACTACCCTTCTGCTTCGCTCTAATTGCAGCATCTTCTTTTTCTCGACCTGGTTGTCCTATTAATATCAAACCTTTTTTTACCATTTCTAATTTTATACTAATTTTATATTATATAATTTAAGATTTCCATCTCGGAATTCTATAAAAAATAATTGAACCTTCAAAACAATATTTACAAACACGTTTCATCTCAAAGCTACAATAACTCATCTCTCTCTTACACTTCTTGCAAATCATTATAATTATTTTTTCTCAACTATTTTTTCGCCCTTAACTTTTTTCTCTTCAGCCTTCATTTTCTGATAATCATCATTCGGTACAAAAACACTAATTCCATGTCCTCTAGCTTTACAAACATAACTCAATGTATGTCCAACAACAATTTGCGTTCTACTACCTTCAACATTCCTGTCAACATAATCTTCTTGGTCTTCAATCAAAACAAACCTACTAGCATCTCCATATTTTTCCAAATCTCCAATCTCAACTTTAATCTCGTCAAACTTTACAAAACCATGTCTCCTCTCACTCTCCTTTTCTGCCATCTCCAATTTATCCCTAAATTCAAGTCTAGCACAAGGTTCATCAAAAGGTGTATGATTCTTATTACATTCTAGCATAACTTTACTAATTGCTCGATTAAAAGCATTCATTGGTGTATCAGTTCCTAACTCAATATAATCCTTTACCATTATTCACTATCCTCCCTTTCAACTATATCAGATTCTGCAACTGGCTCAACTTCTTCAACTCCATTATCAATTTGGTCCTTTAAAATTTTCATATTATTTTCAGTCATATCCAACTCTTCTTTAAATCCTCTCTCCTTATCCTTAAACTCTTGTCTAGTCTTAACATAATTAACTTCCAAACCTTCACTTAACATCAAATCATAATACTTCAATTGATAATTCAACCAAGTCAAATCCTTCTCTTTCCTTTCCATAACCTTATTAGCCAACTTCAATTCATCTTCATTCAACATTCTTTTTTCCATCTTCAATCACCTCCTTCTCAACAAATTCATTATATTCCTTTCTCAACCTAATATAATCATCCAATTTACTTTGCAAAAATTTACTCAACTTAAAACCATTCTCATCTTTCAAAAAACTTTCCTGCTCTTTCCGAATCGTAACGCATTTTTGAATAAACTTATTTTCTTCCATATATAATTATTTAATTACTAATATAAAAAGCTACTTTTCTATATTATATAATTTATTATATCAGGATAATTGCATACACAACTTATTATTACAGGAGGGATTCTTAGAGAACCTACCCTTTGTTCCATACCTGATTATCATTTATCCCTATACCTCTCAAACAACCTCTTCATCAAAAAAGCCAACTGCTTATCATTATCAACACAAATAACCCGAATTCCTCTAAAAACCAAACCACTAATCATTCCCAAAATACAATGCTCACCAATCTTCGTCTTTCTATCCTCAATTCTTCCACTAATCAAAACAAAACAATTATCAAACTTCTCTTCCATCTTACTAACCTGTTTCTTCAACCTACCATCCATAATGCTTCCACAAAAATCATCAATACTCTTTCTCTCAACACAAACATTTCCACAAACATAATCGCCAACTGCCAACCTCTTAACTTCACAATCACAACCTAACTTAAACAGCTCTTCCACTACACTCATGTCTCCTTCCCTATCATCACACTCAACAACCAATTTATCTACAACCATTTTTCCTATTTCTCTCCTCAAGAATCTCCTTATAACATTCTTCACATATTTTACAAGACTTACCAGTA